ATATGAGTTCATCTTCCAACTTCAACCCAGGCCCGCTGCAGGCGTATTGGATTTACAAAAAAAAATTAATTATTTTTTCCGCTATCAGAATAGTGTTCTTTTTTTTTATATTGTGATAATAAATGACACACCAAATCCAATGTTATAATTTTGATTTTACCTACATTAATACTGAAGACGGTTTACCCAAGGAGGAAGACTTTGTTAACCTATTACGTCCACTATTCAAGAAGTGGTGCTTTCAAGAGGAAGCCGCTCCCACCACTGGTACTTTACATTATCAAGGGAGGGGTTCACTCTTCAAGAAGAAACGACTACCAGAACTAATCAAGTTAATGTTGGATGTTGATAAACATTTTCACTTTAGTGAATCCAATAACAATAGTAACCAGACAGAGGCATTCTATGCTATGAAGTACGATACTCGTACACGAGGACCTTGGACTGATATTACATGGAAGGTTCCACCTTACATTCCAAGACAATTCAGAGGCCTTATAGATAGGCTCCATCCATGGCAACAGACTGTACTAGACTCGCGTCATGAGTTCAATGACAGAGTAGTCAATATGATAGTAGACATAGGTGGCAATAATGGTAAATCCACCGTTGCTGCCTTAGGTGACTTACACCACGGGGGTATAGATCTTCCCCCGGTTGGTGACCATAAGGAATTGCTTCAAGTAGTCTGTGACCTATTAATGGCGAAGGAATGTCGTGAGCCAGGTATCGTGTTTGTTGATCTGCCAAGATCGTTGACAACTGATACCAAGAAGTTTGGCCCATTTATGACGGCCATTGAACAGATCAAGAAAGGAAAAGTCTTTGATCTCAGGTTCCATTACAAGGAGTGGTGGTTTGATTCCCCAGCAGTTTGGGTGTTTGCTAATTCAGCACCCAACCTGAACCAGATGTCGCGAGACAGATGGCGATTCTGGAAGATAGATATGTTCAAAAATCTCAGACCAATGAGTCGGGAAGATTTGAGCCAGATGAGCCAAGACGAACAAAATTAAGTATTACAGGGGGTTCACCCCCCGCCATTTTGTTTAAAGTCAGGATGGCTGTTAGTCGCCCAAGCTTTTTTTTATGTTATACTATAAAATGCCCTATGGTCGATCCACCACCGGACGAACATACAAGCCAAGATTCGTCAAGTCACAGTCAACGACAAAACGCTTCTATCAGAAGACAGCTAAGACAAATCGTGCTGCTGCTTTTAGCAAAGCTCGCAAAGCTCCTGTCCGTGCTATTGTAAAGAATGCACGGGCCATTACCAAGCTCAAGAACGAGGCGTTTGGCCCCGTCCAAACCCAGACTTCTCAAATGAGCGGATCCACACCCGTGACAGCCAATCAGCCTTGCTTCTTTCATGTCAACAATCCCAACTGTGGTACACACGGTCCGTGGATGTACCATGCCGGTAGAGGCATTAACGATCAACATATTGCCGACTATGGCCGCTACTTCAATGTCTATCAGAATGATTCAGACTATCCCTTCCAAGAACGCAATGAGGAACATGTGGCCAACGGTCCCAAGTTGAAGCTCTTATATGCGGACTTTCAGTTCCGGTTCTCGGGCTATGTCCCAGATACCCGGATTCGAATCGATGTCGTTCGCCAAAAGCGTTCCACTTCAGATATATACGCTCACTGGTCGGGTATACCGCTTAGCCTGGCCCAGTTCTTGCCATACACATTCCCCGGTTTCAAGCAACTGGCTGGTTTCCATCCGAATGAGATTGACAGAAAGACCTTCGAGGTCATTAAGACTAAACACCTTTACATGAACTCTCACGGTATGAGCTCTGTGGTTGACCATGCCATCGATGCGATCAACACTGGTACCTCTGGTGCCCAAGCTGACGTTTCGCACGATACAGTACATGCAACTACACCACCGGTCAAGTATTATCACATGCGTTTGAACCTTAACAAGATAGTTAAGCAGCTCATTCCATCACTCAGTGAACACTCTGGTGTTGACACTCAAGCTGGAAATGCTCTGGAACAGGAAAACAACGAGAATTTCCAGGCCAATCACTCTAATTACAAATGGTCAAATTTGCATCCACTTAGTAATATATGGGTACTAATCTCTTGTGACGATCACCGTTCTTTGGCAGACATTATTCCACTCCAGGGAGCCGCCGCAAACGGCAGGGTTCAAGTGGATGTCATCCGTAAGATGTGCTGGCGTGACCCGCGAGCCTAAAAATTTAATAAATTTCATATGAGTTCATCTTCCAACTTCAACCCAGGCCCGCTGCAGGCGTATTGGATTTACAAAAAAAAATTAATTATTTTTTCCGCTATCAGAATAGTGTTCTTTTTTTTTATATTGTGATAATAAA